TCTCCTTGCTTGCGTAATTGCCCCAGACCTTATCACAGGTCCGGGGCCGGAGAGCCGTCACTTCAAAACTCAAAAATCAACAATTTTCCGGACATCCTCGTCGCCGCGGTCTGGATCACTAGCGCTGAGCTAAGTAAAACGCTCTCACCCTAAAGACCTGTTACGGTCTCGGATCTTGACAGTCGCTGGCCCAGAAGCGTGAACAGGCTCAGAGTTGTTGCGTATACGAATTCCGCCTCAGACTTCGTGATCTGTAGTGCTGGAAAATCCTCGTGGCGGCCAAGTTGCGCATAGCCCGACAGAGCCTTAACAAACTTGTCGAGTTCACTCCGCTTGTTGGCGTGCTCCGGTAAAGCGGCAGCAAAGAGTAACTCGAATCCCGTTTTCACATCGTCGGACCGCGCCTGTGATTTAGCCGCCGCCTCGAGTGCTGCTCGGCAGTGTGCGAGAACGCCGTTCCAGTCCCCATTACGAAGTGCATTTTCCGCTGACCGAATCCGCTCGATAGCTTTTGGCAGATTTTCGAAATCCTGGAATCGCCCGGCGTGAAGCTCGAACACCTCAATCTCAGACCAGCTCATCTCTGAGAGTATCTGCAACCAACGGGAACGCGCGATTGGCGGACAGTTTGCCGTGCCCTCATTCCAGTTGACTGGGCCGAAAGCAAAACTCCCGCCATCACCCTTGACCAACTCTTGCCACTTGTACTGGAATTCCAACTGAAGTGGAATATCAACACCACCCCTCGTCGATTCCACAAACCGGATTGCTGAGTCCGAAAGAGCCGCCCAGAGAGCAAAACTGAGCGGTTGATTCCGCCACAATCGTGCCTGGGAACCGTTCGGCCAATGTATCTGCAAAATGCGAACATTATCCGCAATTACACGGTTAGCGAAGGAAATCCGCCCGTCCAGATTTAGCAGGAATCCGTCGTTTCCGATCCATTGGCCTGAACACGTTAGCAATAAGCCGCGAACCGGGGTTGGTTTGCCGACGATCTGTTCGATTCTGAAGTTGAGTGCCACGCAGCTCTCTAAGATAACAATACCGCCGATTGCATAGGGTACCGCGATCTCGGGTAGTGTCCTAAAGCGTGTCGAGATCAGTGTACTGCGTATAGGCGGGTTTGACGGTTTCATCGTACCGCCACAACAGTTCTGATAGGATCGAGACTGATTCTACAGAGTCAGAATTCCACGCGTTGCATAGACAGACCGCTTCACCGCGCCGCTCATGACCATAAGCCGCGACACCACCATGATGGCCGCGACTGCGCCGTCGATCTTGGCTTCCTCGCGGCCGGGCTCTTTGACCGGGAAGACGTTTTCGTTGGCATCCTCGTGCGCGGTCACGTTGCCGATCATCCAGGCCATCACCGGATTGGCATCGTGATGCACGCGGCCATCGGCGATCAGGGCGTCGAGTTCTTTCATCGGCGCGGAGAGCGTCTGGGCTTTCTGCTCGATCCCAAAACCGATTTACTTGCCGTTCATTGCCCAGGCGGTCGACATGAGCCCGGCTCACAAACGCAGTAGCAGGATTTGTGATCACTGTTGCCCTTAATCTGGTACTCGGTCTTGCGCGTAGCTGGATTCGTCTTCGCACAACAGCAACTCTGCTGCGGATTGTAGCAGCCGAGATTACCGCACTTTTCCTGTCCTTGCGGGCAGTTCTGGAACATCGCCAGCGAGGAAGCACTTCCCAAACATGCCTCGTTGCTCCGAGCCAAAACCCCAGAGCTCGAGGCGGACAATAGAACTAACGTTGCCAAGGTAAGGAGCAAAAGCGTAGCGAGCGTCATTTTCATGGGAACACACTATATCATGGATGATCCACGTTGGATTGTGACCCAATGACGGGTCATATCGACGCTTCGCCCCCGGTGGCCAAGCTGCTCCCCAAAGTCGCTCCCCGCCGGATTCGTACGGCTAGTCGAACAAAAGTCCGGTTCTGTCTCAAATCCGGTCCTTTGTGCGAACGCAATTTGTACGCAAACCGCTTGCGTCCCGTTTCGGGGAATGTGATTGGCTGACGTTCAACTGCGCTGCCTTGGCGGGTCCGGAGCCGACATGCGCTGAAAAGATGATTCGTGTAGCCGGATTATCGACAACTTGCGTTTGAAGCAAAAACTGGCCCGTTGAATCACCCTGTTCGACACCGATCGACTGCGCTGTGTTCAGGAACGTGTCTTAGTCCCCGTCAAAGTCAGTGTCCAGAATAACTGTTAGACCACCGCCCGGAGCGGGAGCGTCTAAAGTCACTGTGAGGTTTGACTGGCCACCGAGCGCGATAGAGGAGGGGCTACAGAGCACGTGCGCACGTCTGCCATAGACTCTAGCGGCCCTCATCGTTCCAGGTCGCGCAACCATTAACCCCTGGCGCTCCAGGGTTCGCGTCGGTACAGTGTGCTCCCACAGATCTTCCGCAACAGGTACTCTGTCCTGATTCTACATCATGTTTGTTACAGCCAGCCCTAGATTCATCCATCTGGTAGTTACGCATGGCAACCCAAAGATGCCACTTCATACCGGGGTGAGCAGTGTCATCTTTGCACGTTATACGTATTTCGTAGAGGCCGTTGGATTGATGGTTTTCTGTACACAAGTGGTATTGACCGGTGCTTCTGATCGGGTCTCCATACGGGGAGCAAACTCCTGCAGCAGCTACACGCTGAGTCAGGGCGTCCAAGGTAAAGAGTTGTGGAATTGAACTCAGTTGCATCGTCTTCGGTTGATGGAAAACCGGGAGGACGCGTTCAGGCGCGAAAGTAATCTTGCTTAGAGCAGCCGCCGTGCTGAGGACCAAGACACCTACCACGAAACAAAGTAGGAATCGAACTGCATTGAACCGTTTAAACATGTGCACCTCGCTAGTGAAATGTTGGCCGGTTGTATCCCTTGTTTCCGGGCCGCCAGGGCCCAAATGTTGCTAAGCTATTGTAACCAAAAAGTGGACTTGCGGTTTTTGAGGCATAGGAGAATGACCAGCCAAAGTTGTCGCTGTCTCAAAAGTGGTAAGTTTTGAGACCGCCCGGAGCCCCACAAGATCAGAGGTTCCGGCGTCTCAAAAGTCTGTCGCAAAAACGAAAGCGACGATCGAGGCTTTTGGACGGGACAAGCCTGTTGGCCGCCAAATATCAGGTGCTTCGCGATCATGAATCTCAACGAGGCGCGTGAACACCCGGATCTCGTGAAAGCGCAATGGGACCAAATGTAGTTTGTCCAGCAATAAAAGTGCCCAAAAATAAGTACGCACAGCACCGAACAAAAAGCGCATCATAACGTCAAGATTCCGCGTGTGGCGTACACGGACCGCTTGACGGCGGCGCTCATCACCATCAGGCGGCCCACCGTCATAATCGCGGCGACTGCGCCGTCGATCTTGGCTTCCTCGCGACCGGGCTCCTTCACCGGAAACACATTTTCGTTCGCGTCTTCGTGCGCGGTCACGTTGCCGATCATCCAGGCCATCACCGGATTCGCGTCGTGGTGCACGCGGCCATCAGCGATCAGGGCATCGAGTTCCTTCATCGGCGCGGAGAGAGTGCGGGTTTTCTGTTCCATCTTGACCGGCTCGGCGGAAGTCTCCGCGCCGACGCCCTGCGCGAGCTGCTCGGCGTTCCAAGGATCGAACGCCAGCTCGCGAGCCTTGAACTGGCGCACCGCCTCGATGGTCTCGCGGGTCACCAGCTCGAAATCGATTACGTTGCCGGAAGTCACCTGCACATAGCCTTGGCGCGCCCAGCCCTGGTAGTGCTGTTTTTCCGGCAGCCTCACTTCGGCCTCGGGCAGATAGAACTTCGTGAACAGGAAATAGTGTTCCTTGCCGTCGCGGATTTTCTTGAAGCCGAGCACGCGCGCCGTGAAATCCTTTTTGCTCGACAGGTCGACGGCGACGACGCACGGCTGGCCCGCGAACTGCTCGGGACGCAGCTCGCGATCGCCGAGCGTTTTCCATTTGTCCAGATCGAAGAAGGCCATGTTCGCACCCACCCAGACGCACAGATGTTTGGTTTGAAACACACCGCGTTTGCGCGGCTTGGCGATGGCAGCACGCTGCTCAGTGAGGAGAAATTCGAGCGAGACGCTGACATCGATGTTTGGATTTGCCTTGCGGAGAGCAGCTTCGGAGGTCCACACGTCGTCTTTATCGATGGTGTAGATGATGCCGAACACCTCGTCACCGGACAGCGATCCCTCGAGCACCTGCTCGACATCTCCGCGGAGCAGCTTGCAGGGACCGGCCATGTTGTCACCGGCGGTGGTGATTACGACCTGGACCGGCTGCTGGCGCGCGCCCATGCCGGTCCGGAAAGTGTCGAACAGCGTGTCGCTGTCGTGCTCGTGGTACTCGTCAACGATGCCAGCGTGGGGCATTGCGCCGTCACCCGGCGTGCGGACCACCGGTTCGAAGCGGGAGGCGTCGGCCAGGACGCTGAGACGTTTCGTGTTGACCTCGACGCCTAGGAAGTGCCGGAGCGCGGGGCTGCGGTCCATCATCAGGTTCGCGGGCCGGAAGACTTCGTGGGCCTGTTTCTCGGTCGTCGCCCCACTGTAGACTTCCGCGCCGAATTCATTGTCCGCGCAGAACAGATACAGGCCGATGCCGGCGGCGAGCTGGGATTTGCCGTTTTTGCGCGGCACTTCGATGTAGGCGAGCGAATAGCGGCGCGCGCCTGGCCGCATGGTGGAGGCGCGCTTGATCCAGCCGAAGATGCAGGAGACCACGAATATTTGCCAGGGTTGGAGGACCATCAGCTCGGCGTTCGAGGCCCACTTGCCCTTCGTGTGCGGCAGCAGCTCGAGGAATCGGCAGACGCGCTCGGCCTTCGCCGGACAGAATTCATAATCCCAGGCGGGATCAGCCGCGGCGCGGTCGAGGTCGGTGAGATGGCGACGGCAGGAGAGCTGCGCCCAGCGGCAGGCGGGGATTTCGCCGGCGAGCACCTGGCGGGCGTAGCGCTCGGCGATGGCAGCGAAGGGTTTTGGGGTGCCCACCCCGCCGCCGGCACTCATCGCTGCATACCAGCGGCGCTCGAAATCTGGCGTCAACTCGGTCCGGAGCTGTGCCCAGAACTGCCGCCGATGTTCCTCGGACTTGAACACGCTGGCACCGTCCGGGCCGAGTAGCAGCTCGAGTACCTGCGCGCGCGTGGGGCGATTCATCGGGCGCACCCGGATTTTGCGGTTGATGCGGGGCATGGGCTACTCGAAGGGGAGGCGGGACTGCTTGGAGTCGCGCGGTTCCTGGTCAAAACCGAGGAGGCGAAACGCACGGTGCATAATCAGCGTGCTATCGCGTTCGATGGCCACCCAGGGATTCGCTTTCACCACGCCGAAACGGTCTTTAATCAGCGGACCAATGCGCGCGATCTCCCGTCTAGCCTCTTCCACGCGATCAAGCGCGGTCAGATACGAGGTGAGGATCGGTATCGCGGCACTGTCTATAACGCATTCGGCGACGA